TCAGGTGAAAAACCGCACAGCCACTTTGAACACCGTGTGATGGTGTCTACGCTCTAGCGTACAAAAGTGTCATAACAATCAGGTACTGCCCCTGAACTGTGAAGTAAAAACGCTACCGCCGTTGCCAACAATCACCTGCATGACTATTGGCTAGGGACGGCCTTTAAGTACCACTTAGACTGTGGACAAGTCCGAAATCTTTAAAATCTGTGATCATGCACTATACAAAGCCCTTAGCGACGGCGCCTACTTGCCCGATTACATTAGATGCAAAAGAGTAGGCGGCCATAGCAGAGCCAACTCCTGCTCCGACCGTGGCCAACATTCCCTCAGCTTCATGAATCTTCCCACCTAACTGGGATCCAGCGTTCATTACAGTATCCCATAAGGACTGAGAACCTGGTTCATGTTTAATAGAGGTACTCGAAAGCGCTGGGTCGGTGAAGTTAACTCTCCATTCAGTATGCACAGTAAGAACGTAATCTACAGCGGTGGTTGTTGGTGGAAACACCAAAATCATCTGAGATAACGCGTCATTCGTGATATTCTGACCTAAAGTTGTAGACGGTATCAATAGCGGCTTTTGGCTCGCCCAGTCGACAATGTCAACCGGATACGCACTTAACTTAATAGGTGAAGTCATCGCACAATATGCAGACTTACTAGACATCTCACGTCTTGTGATTACTGAGTTAGCCAGATCGTTGTAATTGGCAAAATTCTGCCGATTTACTCTCTGGTTAACAGCCCCATAGTAAACTATGCCAGCTGCAGTGGTTGCGGTGCTTACGCAATTTAAACTGACAGTTAAAGCATGTAGTGAACAATTGGCTATGGCGTTGAGAGAGGTGGTGCTATCATAAACACCCATCACACTGTCAACGTATTGTGTTTCCGTTGTTCCGGGAACATTAGTGCCTTCACCCATTACGGCAACAATAGGTGTGTTAACCGAATTAAATTGTGAAGATATGCCGTAAGAACCTAACATGACTGATACATTTTGTCCAGCTATGTTTGTTTTAATAGGAATTACTATGCGGCCTCTTACAACGGTGTAAGGTCCTAATGGTATGTGTGGAGCTACGTGAGTAAGGCGCGACGCGTCGGCAGCATGAAGAATCATGTTACCGGCAGCGTTTATTGCCTTAGCCTCACGAGGCTTCTTTGGTTTGGACGTTTTACTGTACTTGATTACAGGTTTCTTAACGCCGCGTTTCGTAGCGGCGCCGCCGAAGCGTTTAATTTTAGGTTTAGCTTGTTTGACCATGTTTATGTGTGGCGCCAGGCACATTACACAAGTCGCGCAAAGCGTTCTGAAAGCCTAAAGGGAAGTCATATATGATATCCCCTGCATTATCCGTAGGAAGGTGATTGTGCTCGTAGTATTCAAATCCACGTGAGTCTACTGCGCCGGTGGAAAGCATGAGTAATTCTCTTTGAATGTTGTCGGGTAAAGGTGACGTACTATCTGAGTCGTCAACTCCGGCAAAAACATCCATTAACTCCGCTTTAACGGCACCGCCCCAGGCATGACTCATGTGTCTGAAATAACCAGCCATCCATGTTGACTTACCTGCAAATTGCAGCATTCGTGACCAATATGCCGACGAAGCCACATCAGCAAGTTTGCCCTTACTGAGTGTCCAACTACTCTTTAATAGTGCCTTGTTTATGCAAGGCACGAATGCTCCACCATGGTGATTGCCCCAATAGGTTTTTCCCGTTCGGTCCACCAATAAATGGCAACCAACGAATTCAACTACGGTGTAACTACCATGGGTGGAGTGTTCTAAGGTGCAGTCTAACCCTAGATCATGGAAATTGTTCTCGATACCTGCAATATGACTTAGCATCGCTCGCACCAATTGTACCAGCCCGTCATCTCCCTCGAAACACCCATCAAAGAAAGAATATATGCGTGGGAACTCACCCTTCTTGTTCACGACTTTGTCGCTGAACATGGTTCTATACCAACGACGGTTAAGTGACCCATTAGCAATATCCTCTATAATCTCGTCAGGGAATTCGAAAATGCAACTTATCGTGGACAAAAACTCCACAATCCAATTTAACACGGATGTTCCTCTATCTCCTGAAGCGCGTGTTTTCAACGCTTCAACCATTATTTTCAACAACCCGGATGAATCTTTTACTTGAAAAGTGCCATTCATCTTATACTGTTTGCGCTCCTTCAACATTTCTTCTTCCCACTCCTCGGCACTGTCCGGGAGTATTGTGTGTATAATCTTAGTAATAATGTTGATCTCGGTGTTCAACAACCCGCATGCTGTTTCTGAGAAATCGAAGGAAGATTGATCTATACCCAGTACACATAAGTGACTAGCTTTTGGAGCAACGTTCCCTTTGGGTCCTATATTATACCTGTTCTCAGAAAGCCGTTTGGTTAGTCGATCCAATACTACACGTTTGTCGTCATGCTTAATATTTAAATCCTTGGCAACCTTGTCAAAGATAATATACTCTACGATAAACATCACGCGTAAGTTACGCATGCACCGTTCGGAACCTTCATTTTGGATGCACCTGCCCGATTTGCCTTGTTTAAAAGCGATTTCGGCTTTCTGCATCCAGTCAACTCCCATTATATGGTAATCGGCTTCCAAATTTCTGATGGTGTTGTAGAACTTGGCATCTGACCACTTGCGTGGTTTGCTGGAATACGCAGAGAATTCTGCATCGGCTTCCAATATGTTGGCACGAGTGAACCAATGTTTGATCATAGCCCACGATGCTTTAGTAAAGCGTTGCGCGGTGGAAGACTTCAAATTAAAATCAAACTTACGCTTAGTGCGATTGGTGATGGTCGTGTTAATGGAGCCGGGGGCCTTGGGGTCCCAAGTTATTGCTGGAGAAAACAAAGGTCCTATACATGTGGGACCATCCCGATCGGTAAAATAAACCCTGTCGGAACCCACATCCTTAAATGGTGCTTTGGAAAATAATTCTTCCTTAAGCACCGCTGTATTACCTTTGTAATATATCTTAGCAAACGCTGAATTGGCTTGTACGTTATCAGTAGTAACGCACTTAATTTTGTTGTCATGTAATAATGCGGGATACTTGCTCAATATGGCAGATAGTTGGACTTTGTGTCCGTCCCCGATCTTGCGATCTGGAATGAACACATCGTCGACTTTATTGACTGGATTCGAAAATTTAGGGTCTAATCGTAAAAAGATTGAATCATCATAATCTTCGTCTGAGCAATATCCTGATGGAGGAGAGGTGGGCTGACTACTGGCCTCCGAAGTGGCAGTGGCAGCCTTACTGCTGGGCGTATCATCTACTGTAGCGGTCTCAACTACGCCAGGTGCTTCTGTCTTAACTGCTGGAGCGGCTGAAGCTTCTGCGACTTTCTCCGCGGGTGCGGGTACTGCGCTAGCATCGACAACGCCAGTTGTTGCGGTGGAGGCCTCTGGTTTGGCCGCTGCATCAGTTGATGCAGTGGCAGTTGTAGTCTCATTGGCTGCTTTATCTGTAGGAGGGATATTCGGTGTGGGAACCCCCTCAGTATTATTGGTCCGAGCGCCACCGTCTTTCATAGTATTGACCCACTCCCACTTACCGACCCAACATTTATGTTCATGGCATGGCCATCCTAAACAGGAATGGTTTCTGCCAGAATGAGGTGTTGAGAGCAAGGTAGGGACTATACTAACTAATGCAGTCTCACGAAGAGAGGCATCGTTGGAAAAGGCGTTGGTGATACGCTTTTGGGCGTCTGCACTGACCCCAAACGCTCTGACCTGCGCATCTCGGAAATGCGTCCACTCTTCCTCAGTTAAGTACACACGATGTGCTTTGGTTCTGTGTGTTCTAAAATGCCCGGCACAATTGTGACAGGTCTGAGGAACAGCGTATGAAACCGTGCGAACTTTAACGCCGATAATCTCGCTATTTAATGTTTCTACCAAATCACCATGGCAATGGAAACATAAGTGTGTTAACGCTCCGAGTTTGGATAATGGTAACGTCTTCAAAATGTTGTCTGGTAGACATTCTGAAGTTGCTGCTGAAGTAAATAAGGTTATCATTT